AGAAGAAAGAATAATAATGAAAATTGTACTAGATGATATACTAGCAAAATTAGATCCAAAAACAAGAGCAAGAGTTCAATCAGCAGTAGATGTAAATGTAGATAAGCAACCTACCCCTAGCATAGGACTAAACCTTGCGTTAAAGGGCGGACTTGCCTATGGAAGACAGATCCTTGTTTGGGGAAATAAGTCTGCTGGTAAATCTTCTTTCTGCTTACAGATGATTGCGTTAGCTCAAAAAGAAGGAAAGACTTGCGCTTGGATAGATGCAGAGCACTCTTACGATCCTTCTTGGGCAGAGCAATTAGGCGTTGACTCTAATAAACTAATTTATTCACCAGCAAAAACTGTTAACGATATGGTTGATGTTGCAACTAAACTTATGGATGCAGGAGTTGATATGATTGTAGTTGATTCAATTTCAGCACTGCTACCAGCTATCTACTTTGAAAAAGATGGAAATGAAATGAAAGATTTGCAGGATACAAAGCAAATCGGCGCTGAAGCAAAGGATATGACCCACGCAGTCAAGATGTTAAACTATGCAAACAAAAACACACTACTTGTTCTCATCTCACAACAACGAAATCAGTTTGGATCTATGCATGCTTCGCACATCCCCACTGGTGGAATGGCAGTCAAGTTCTTTTCTTCCACAGTCGTTAAGCTCTGGTCGTCTGAGGCTGAGGCTAATGCTATTAAGGCTGGCGTTAAAGTTGGCGACAAGATTATCGAACAAAGAGTCGGAAGACCAGTTAACTGGATTATTGATTACAACAAAGTCGGCCCCCCTAATTTATCGGGACAGTACGACTTTTATTACCAAGGGGACACTCTCGGTATAGATGCTGTTGGAGAGACGCTAGATGTTGCAGAAATGTGTGGCATTGTAGAAAAAGGCGGCGCTTGGTATACAGTTAATGGTGAAAGGTTTCAGGGAAGAGCAAAAGCAGTACAGTATCTTCGTGATAACCCTAAAGTAGTTGAAAAACTACAAGAGGATATTCGTGCCAAATCTTAATGAGTTTTTCAATAAAGAAGAAATCAAGCCAGTAGAACTTGAAAAGTTTGGTGGCAGGAAACCTTGTGCTAAATGCGATAAGGACGCAGAAGAATATTTTTGGGATGCAATGTCTCTTACTATGAGTTGGGAATGTCCCGATGGTCACAAAAATTCATTTAAGGTTAACTAATGTCAGAAAGATCTGAAGTAAAGCGTGATGGCGCTAAGGCTCAAAAGAATTCTGGCCGTGGTAATTATCAAAAGGGTGATGCAAAGTGGAAACAGTTTCTTGTAGACTATAAGGAAGCATCCTCGTCCTTTGCGCTAAACAAGCCTGTCTGGTCAAAAATATGTACAGATACTTTTAAAGTAAGTCGTGACATGCACCCAGCTTTAAAGATTATTATAGGAACGGATTCTAAGGTAAGACTTGGAATAATTGAATGGGCGGTATTAGAAGAACTAATACAGTTCTGGGAGGACAATAATGTCAAGCGGTAAAAGAAATAACAAAATACCATTTAATGACACTCAAATTAAAAACGGTAGGATTGTCAGGCTTAGAAAAGATGGCACCGTAAAGGCCGATCTTGGCCCCTACAAAGTAAAACAAACAAAGGCAAAACCATGAGAGAAATACTTTTAACAACAGTAGTAGGTGCTGCAGTTGGTGCAGTATTTAGCATATTTAGGTTACCAATTCCTGCCCCTCCAGTGTTTGCTGGACTAATGGGCATCGTAGGTCTTTGGATAGGCTATGGAATTGTTCAGAGGTTTATCTAATGGAAATGTTTCTGATTGCAGGAATTGCAATAGGTTTTCTAATTGGATACCCTCTAGGTTTATTTGTAGATAAGTTAGATAAAAGAGAGAAGGCTAAAAATGGCGGAAGATAAGAATACACTGGAGTTAATTAGCTCTATCACAGAGTTTAATGACCTGCATGAGTATATGGGCGATGATCAGTTGGACAAGGCCTTGGCTATTGTGGTAAAGCTATTGATGAATCCAGATGTTCCTTCAGCCAAGGCTCCCTATCTAATTATTGAACTTCAAGCAATGTCCACTAAGTTTTCAATGATGGCATCTTATTATTCAACAATTGCAAAGGATAAGGCTGGAACCACTAACAATAACAAAAAGAACATTTATTATTCCGCAAAAGAATCTATAGATAAACTAGTAGATGCACTTAAGTATGTTGTTAGGTATAACTCATAATGGTTATCCTAAGTAAAATTTATACTAAGACAGGTGACGATGGTCAAACATCTAATGCTAATAACGAAAGAGTGTCTAAGACTAGCCCCATAATGGAAGCCATAGGTGCCGTCGACGAAGCTAATTCGGCTATTGGAATGGCAACTGATGAGTATAATGATATTATCGAAAGAGTCCAAAGCGACCTATTCGATCTTGGTGCAGAGATTGCGGGTGCTTCAACAATAACAATATCTGAAAACAGAGTGACATATTTAGAAAATGTAATTGATGATTACAATGAATACCTAGAACCACTCAGATCTTTTGTTTTGCCAACAGGCCCTTTACATAACGCAAGAACTGTTGTAAGAAGGGCGGAACGTGAAGTTTGGAAGATAGAAAATGTAAATCCAAACATTGCTAAGTATTTAAATCGTCTATCAGACCTGTTGTTTGTTATGGCTAGATATCACAATAAAGGAAAAGAAAAATTATGGGTGCCAAATAATGGGTAGAGATATTGTAAAGAATCTTAAGTTTAAGAAACATGCTGGTAAACATTTTGATCCAGAAAAGTTTGCTCAGCTATTAGATGAGTCATATCGTAATACCAAACGTGCAGATGGAGAGATGACAAAGAAATCTTTTAGTCCAAGCACACTTGGATATGGTCATGGAACATGCCCAAGATATTGGTATATGGCTTTTAGTGGCGCTATGTTTATTGATGATAACGATGCGGTAGCGGTTGCTAACATGGCGCAAGGAACACAGGCACACGAAAGACTACAGAATCTAATTAAGACAATGCCTGAGTGGAGAGCAGAAGAAGAAGAGATTGTAAATGAGTATCCTCCGATTCGTGGCTTTATAGACTTAATTATGGAGTATGATTCAGAAACCGTAATTGGTGAAATTAAAACGGCTAAGCAAGAGGTTTGGGATCAGAGACAGGCAGAGATGAAGCCTACAACAAATCACCTGCTTCAATTGCTTACATACATGAAGTTAAAGAATGCTAAAGAAGGTTTTTTCCTGTATGAAAATAAAAACACTCAAGAGCTTATTGTAATACCAGTATCCATGAATGAAAAAAATACAGAGATTATTGAGGAAACGTTCACATGGATGTGCGAAGTATGGGACAATTTTAAGGAAGGTGACCTTCCAATGCGTCCAGCAGGAGCATCTAAATCTAAGATGCCATGTACATATTGCCCAATCAAAAAAGAATGCTACGCAGGTTTAATTGGAACCGTTCAAATAGAATCATATAAGGTGCCAAAGCTGTGATTTGCGCTAACAAGGAATGCTTGAATGGAAAAGAGTTTACCCCTAAAACTCATAATCAAAAATATTGTTCTGACGAGTGTTGCCGTATTGCAACCAACAGAAGAATTATGGAAAAGTATTATGAGAAGAAGGCTATTCGAAATGGTGCTGCTCGTGGATGTAAAAAATGTGGTGCACAACTAAGTAGGTATAACGATACTACTTTATGTGCTTCCTGCCAAAAGAAAATAGACATTACTAAAAAGTCTAAGATAAAAGGGATGATAGATGAAATTAGCTGATCTGGTAAAGACTAAAGCCAATAGAGTTTTAGGAATAGACGCATCTACAAACTCAGTTGCTTTTTGTCTTATGGAAAACGACAAGCCGTTAAAGTGGGGTAAGATAAACTTTGTTGGTCAGGATATCTACGAAAAGATCCATGATGCTAAAATTAAAACCAGTTCAATGCTAGAAGAATTAAGAAGTGATTATATTGCTGTTGAGGGAGCGATCCTTGTCAGATCACCAGATGCTGTGATAAAATTATCATATGTTTATGGCGTTGTCATTGCTGAACTTATGTCTACGGGTGCTTCAGTTATTACTATTTCTCCGAGCTCTTGGCAGGCGTATATTGGCAATAAGAACCCGACTAAAGAAGAGAAGGCGGCTATCAGAGTAAAGAATCCAGGATACGCAGACTCTTGGTATAAAACTCAATTAAGAAACATGCGTAAACAAAGAACGGTGGATTACTTTAACAATAAGTATAGCCTGTCCGTAACAGATTTTGACGTAGCAGATGCATTCGGCATTGCTCATTATGCTAATAAGGTGTTGACAGAACGATGAAGTTATATCAGAGTCAAACATGGCTATACAGAAGGTATGTAGTACAAAAGAAAACAGTGACTGAAATTGCTGATGAGTGCAAGGTTTCTGCTATGACTATACAGAGATATTTAGAAAAGTTTCAGTTAATTAAAAGGAGATAAAATGAGTATAGAAAAAAATATTTGGCAGACTTACGAAACAAATTTTGATGCGCTACCAGATTACGCTAAAGAAAGCGTAGGAACATGGACATACCAGAATCCAGAATGGACTCATGGATACATGAGCGGACAAGACAGAGAAGACTTCTTCAAGGAGCACTTTGATACAAAAACATACGAGACGTACGTAAACCTACCTTTGGGAGTAATGAAGGCTGGATTGTGGAGATTTGCTATTCTTTATATTCACGGTGGAATATATACAGATATGGACACACACTGTAAGGCTCCAGTAGATACCTGGCTAAACTCTGAATACGATATGATTTTAGATATCGAAAGAGATACTCCGTGGCTAGCAACTCAAACAATTGCATCTAAAGCTGGACACCCACTATTAAAGGCAGCCATAGACCTTTGCGTTGAAAGATGTTCTGATGGAATTATTCAACATAATCATATGGTACATTATTATACTGATGTTCAAATGTTTACAGATGCATTATATAAAGAGTTAGGCGTTGAGCCTTATGCAAAGCATATTAACGAATGGGCTCCAGAGCTAATGGAGATGGCTTTCTTAAAAGAAAATAAAGTAAAGATATTGCACGGAGAAGAGGCAAGACGCTTGCTAGATAAAGATGTAGTTCATCTTTATTGGGGAGACGATAGAGAAGCTGGATGGATTGCTTGGAAAAAAGATCCTCGTGTAAATGAATCTTATCCTAATGGATTTAATCCTCATGAATGGGAAAAGGAATGAATACTATAGGAGTGTTGCCAGCGTCTGGTAAAGCATCTAGAATTGGCGGAATACCAAAATTTTGTTTACCGATTTCTGACGAGAGATCATTACTTCAATGGCACGTTGAGCAGATGCTTGAGGTGTGCGATGAGGTTCGTGTAGCAACAAGACCCGAATGGGTTCCTATTGTTCAAAATATGGATATGAATATTAAACTAATTGTTCGTGAGCCATCTACCATGTCAGACGCAATTAAATTTATGGTCGGTGACTACAACGATACAGTTTTTGTAGGAATGCCAGACACTTATATTTTAAATGCTCCAACAAATATATACAAAGAAATGTTAAAAGAAACAACAGCGGATTTAGTTCTTGGAGTATGGGAATGCGGAGAAGATTTAAAAGGTCGTGTTGGTCAAGTGTTAGTATCAAATGGTAAAGTACTTGGTTCAGAAGATAAGGTAGACGACTGTAATTATCCAGATATGTGGGGGACTATGCTATTTAGAAAGAATATGATAAGATACATAGATCCTAAGCTAGACCATCCAGGAAAACAAATAAAAGAATGGATTGAAGAAAGTTCTAATATTAGGGCGGTAAGACCAGGCGGACGATATATGGATATCGGTACACTAAGAGGACTGAAACAGTTATATAAAGAAATGGATGCATAATGTTAAAGCCAGTATTTGAAGATGTAACAAACTTTAATTGCAGTGACTTGTATTTAAGATCTGTTGGTGCACCAGCAGGTAATAAGATTTGGGGAACCTGCCATGAAATTGCTCACATGCTTATTGAAAAAAATATATCCTATGGCAACTCTGCCCTTGAGCCAGCAAGAATATTTTCGACGGCGGATTCAGCAGAACAATTAAAAGTTCGTATAGATGATAAACTAAATAGAGTAAAGAATAACCAAGGATTTGCTGGAGATAACGATATAGATGACCTTATAGGGTATTTAGTTCTATATAAAATAGCTAAATCTAGTTGATTTTTTAGTCGACTAAGAGTATACTCTACTATATGTCCGAAATTGAATTAGCCGATCACTTTGATCGCATGAACGTAGTAGTCTCAGAACTGCTTAAGGGAAACAACCCAACCCAAATTGCAACCGTAACAGGCTTTAAGAGAGCCGAAGTTGTCGAGTTGATAGATGAGTGGAAGAGCGTTGTACACAACGACACAGCGGCTCGTGAGAGGGCTAAAGAGGCTATCTCTGGAGCAGACCAACACTATGCAATGCTTATTAAAGAAGCGTGGAAAACCGTTGAAGATGCAGATCAGGCGGGACAACTAAATGTTAAATCAGGAGCACTAAAGCTTATTGCCGATATCGAAGGTAAAAGAATTGGAATGCTTCAAGAAGTAGGCTTGCTAGATAATGCTGAGTTGGCAAATCAAATCGCAGAAACAGAACGTAAGCAAGATATCCTTGTTAAAATATTAAAAGAAGTTACAGCCTCATGTCCTAAATGCAAGATGGATGTTGCAAAGCGCTTATCACAGATTACTGGAGTGGTAGAGCCTATAGAGATTATAGAGGAAGTTAGTGGATCTTAATTTTAATGATTTAATTGATATGCTGGATGGCGAAGAGTTTGATGAACGCCCAGTAGATCTAAGAACATTTGTTCAAAGCCCAGATTACTTGGGCCTGCCACCATTATCTGAATATCAGTATACTCTTATTGAAAAGAGTTCACAGATTTATAAAGAGTCAACTTTAATTAAGTTGTTTGGCGAAGAAGAAGGCGTTAGAATGTTTAAGCAAACAGCCAATGAGGTTGTTGCTCAGTTAGGTAAAGGATCTGGAAAAGATTACTGCTCAACTATATCAGTTGCCTATATAGTATATTTACTATTGTGCCTTAAAGATCCAGCATCATATTACGGAAAACCTCCTGGAGACTCAATTGATATTATCAATATT